CAGTACAAGAACCTGAACTTCCTGATGTGTTTCCTGTAACATTACCAGTTATGTTACCTGCAAAAGTTCCTGACAATACATCTGTGCTTGAGTTAAAAGTTAATCCTGCTGCTGTTTTAGGGCCAAGATCACCAGTCGCTGCCGTAACAAACAGTGGGAAACAACTTGTATCACTACTCTCATCTGCTACTGTAATTTCTGTAGGGGTTGCTGCTGTTACTGCTGCCCATTTTATACCTGTTCCTTCGCTACTATCAGCAGTTAATACATGATTATTAGTTCCTACTGATAAAGCCTGTGGGTTTCCTGAACCATCTCCAACTAATAATTTACCTTTAGTAGACATATCTACAGCAGTTACTGCTGATGTGCCATTACCGATTAACACGCCATTAGCTGTTAAAGATGAAGCTCCTGTTCCACCATGAGCTACTCCTATGTCTGTAGCTTCCCAAGTTCCTGATGATATAGTTCCTGTTGTAACGATTGAACTAGAACCAGCTACTGGAGAAAAATAAGTTTTCATGGTGTCCATTCCAACTTTCTTTAAAGTTCCAGCATCTGAATATAATAATTCATCTGCATCTGCTAAACCTGATGAAATTTCAGTTTGTCCTGAAATAACATTATTATTTAACATACTGCCTTCAACAGCATCTGCTTGTATAGTTGCAGCACCATTGGTAGCTATAGCTATATCGCCTGATATAACAACAGGGTTAAAATTAGTTCCATCGGCTATTAAAGCTGCACCACTGGTATTTGTACCCATAGTCAGATCATCGCCTGTTATGGTTAAATCACCACCTATAGTAGCGTTGCCTGTTGTGGTTAATGTGCTTGAAGATGTTAAACTAGCTGCTGTAACTGCTGGTAGATTAGCTGCTACATTAGCTAAAGTAACTCCAAAATTAGAACCACTATATGCTATTGCAAATATAGAAGCACTGTTAGGGCTTGTTGTCGTTGTTAATTCTGATAATTTTTTAGTTGCCATTTATTGTATAGTCCAGGTTGTTGTAGCCACTGCTGGTACATCTTGCCAATCATCAGGAGCTATTACTATAGATCCTTCTTGTTGTAACAAACCACCATCTTCAGTTGCAAGTACATATATGTTATCTTCTGTTTCAAAATATCCTTCTGAGGTATTAGAAACTATAGTCCATGTAGTCATTAATATAACCCATAGTCAATTCTTGTTACAGGTGCTGTGCCTGAGTGTCGATCTCTCTCGTTAGATTCTATTACAGAATCTTTAGCACTATTATATAAACCTGCCCAAACTTGTAATCTTTTGTCATTTTGTAAATAAGGTTCTGCTTCAACCAACGCACCATATAAGTAAACATCAGGGTGATGTGTAAGCATATCATTTGTAGTGTTGGTGTCTGATAAAGGAGTAAATGTTTTGTAATAAGCTATTTCTATTTCATAAACACCATCAGGTATTGGTCTTATTTGTATAGTATTGCCTTTAATTGAATAAGATTTTGGGCAACCTACGCTACTTCCTGCTTGTAATCTGTCCATTATTTCAGGTGTTAAAAACTCTAATGGAGTTTTAGGATCTGTGTTAAGTTTTATATTACGCATAGCAATATAATTATCAGGTAAAGTATAATACTCAGTATCGGCTATAGTGTTAGCTGTTACCCTAGTTTCCATTCTTCTGATTTTAAAATCTCTTTTATGTCTTGTTTCAGCTAAAGCAATAAAATCAGGAATAACATCGGTTAAATCACTTCTATCTAACCAGTTTGCTATAGATGTTTTAAGTTCTGCGTATGTTGATATTGCCATTATATTACTCTACTAGTTGTCTTTAAATATTTGTAATCAGGACTGTTAAGTAGTTTCTTAATAGCCTTCATATCTTGTTTTTTGTTTATATCAATTCCAAATTTAATCTTCCATTCTTGTGCAACCATTACTGGTATTCTTGCACATAAACGAAAGTCATCTCTCATGTGATGATCTTCCTCTTGTAGTCTTTTGTTGTTTTGTATTAATTTAGACAAATCAGGGGATTTGTATTGTATTGCAAATTCCCCTGAATGTTCTGAAAAATGAAAGGTTTCGCCATCTCCTAGCCTTCTTTTCATTATTCACTAAGCTCCTGAACAAAAACAGTAGGTGTTCCACTAGCGTGAATGGTTGCCATTTTCATGCCACCATCTATTTTAAATATGATAGATTCATCTCCTGCCATATATATTGAAGTTGCAGTTGCTGCTGTAGGATTTGCTCCAAACTCAATAAATACTGGGCCAGTAGTTGTTACTCTTACATATTCAATACTATCATTGAAAGCCGATGTTTGTGCTGATGAGCTACTTGTCGTTCTTGTGTGATTCGCTATTACTCTGTAACCACCTAACCAATTTGCCATGCTTATCTCCTAATTACGAATGTTACTAATAGTTTAACTGCATTTGATGATGCTCCATTTGTAATCATTTCAATTGAACCATCTTCTTCAACTCTATTAGCTGCTGTAGGTTCTGCTGTGTCAACATCACCTGCTGCTGAGCCTGATTGAGTTACTGTAATGCCACCACCAGTAATAGCAGTGCCACCAATTTCAAAACTAATACCACCATTTGCAGTTCCAATAGCTCCTTGTAATGCAGTAATAATTTTAATTACTCTACCACCATCAGGTATTGGTACAAATGTGCTTGATGCAGTAGATATATCTTCTATCTCTGCTGTTACAAAATAATCATTTAATGTTCTCATTAAATATTCTCCATATTAACGACCCTCGTTCCGAAGCGATACGTTCTTCAAGGCCATCATTAATGTATCTAGGTGGGTGGGGAAAACATTGGAGTGCAAAACCCCACCCTTTACTAACTATGAGGAAAGTAAAATTTTATTATGATGTAGTTAAATCAGCGATTTTACCATTAGCTGCTTCATTTTTAGCAACTAAAGTATATTCAACTAGTAATTGCTTCTTCTCAGCATCACCAGTTTTCGCTAAGTCTTGTACACCGAAAGGTCTTAGATATGCAACTTCCCACATTTCTGTGTCAACTACAAGTGCAGTTCTTCCTGAACTTCTTAAGATCCTGTCAGCTACTACTCTAACTTCACCGAAGTCAGAAACATAAACATCAATAGTAGCCACTAGACTTCTATCTTCTGCCATGTCCATACGAGTAGAGTTACCAGTAAAGCCTGATACTTTTTGTTTATTGAATGAACCAACTAACAATAGGTCAGGATTACCGCCTTGGTCATAACATGCTTTTAAGTTTGATTTTAAAAGTGCTTCTGTTAGCACTCTTTGAGTACCATCAGTAACTGCACCAGCACTATTAGTAGAACCACCTGAACCATGAAGTTCATTAGTGTTACACCAAGACTCATATGCTCTTGAAGCACGACCTGTGCCTGAAGAACCTGCTGCTGCTGCTTGTTTACCAGTCATATCTAGTTCCATATCTCTTTTTAGTTCCTTACCAGCTTTAGCTATTTGATAAGCCATCTCTGAAGAAACACCAGCTTTGTTAACAACTTCTTGAGTACCAGTAACTACTACAGGTTTTGTAGAAATCTGTGTGTAGTTTAATAGTCTTGTTGTTGCTGTTAAAGCTCTGTTTGGAGAGTCATCACCCTCAATTACTAGGTTAGCTGCTGCTGCTGCTAAACTATCTGTTTGCCATTCATGCTTTGTGCCACTAGCTGAACCAGTACCAATGCTAGACATAAATGGAGTTTCAGTTGGAGAGATGTTATAAATAACATTCGCCAAGTCTTCTCTCTTATTGTTACTATCAAAAGTTTCATAAGAGTTAGTATAAATTGCCATTTTTGATTACCTATATTAAAAAAGTTTTGTATTAGGCTAAGAGTTCATTAGGCTTTCAATAACGCTTTTAGCATCATTTACATGCCCAGTCTTCCTTAACCTTGCTCTTTGTGCCTTAACTTTATCACTAGATATTTCACCTTTTGTTGCTGGAGAACCAGGTTTTTGAACTTTAGGTACAACTTTAGTTTTCTTATTAGAAATCTTAGCTGCTAAAAGATTTTCATACAACATGGCTTTATGTAGAACATCTACAGACCTTGCATCAATTAAGCTATTAACTTCCTGTTCGGTAAATCCTTTTTTAACTGCAAAGGTTTTAATTGATTGTTTCAATTTAGGACCTTTGTCAGGATCAACCCATTCAGGGAGTTTTTCTGCCATAAGTTGTTGCTGTCTAACAAGTTCTTCTTGCCATTTAGTTTCATGCTCTTGTTGTTGTTTGTATTGAAGATTCTTTTGTTCTTCTTCAACTACTCTTTTATTATCTTGAAGTTCTCTATATTGATCTCTTTTCAACATATATTCGGTTGGATCTTCTTCCTTGAGTCTTGTCCAGTCAGTTTTTGCAAGTTCTTCTATTTTAGAATCTGCCTGAGTGTTAAATTGTTCAAGTTGTGATAAGTAACGCTGTCTTTCTTGTTGAGTCGCAGCTAATTCTTCATCAGCTTTTTTGCGTTGCTCTGCCAATACTTGACTTTTTCGTGTGTAATCAGCTTGTCTACTGTAACCTGCTTGAAGTTCATCGAGAGTAACCTCTACATCTTTACCATCTACTTTGATGGTGTATGTGCCAGGTGTCTGACTTTCTTCTGCTTGGTTTTGGTCTACTAAGTCTTCGGCAGTTAACCCATCAGGATTATCTGCTTCAACTTCAACTGATTCGGACTCCATGTCCTGTGCAGAAACTTCTTCCGTTGTTTCTGTTTCTTCTTGGTCTTCTGTGCTTTGCTCCTCACTTGGAGTGCTCATCATACCTTGAAGTGCTGCTTGTGCTGATCTTACATCAGTTACAGGCACACCACCATTAGTGGATTCTGTTACAGGGATATCATCTTTTGCCATGATTATTTACCTCCCTTTAATTCGTTTTCAACTATCTTTCCATTTTCCATAGTATTAACAAGAACATTTTGAGCTGTTAAGACTCCTCTTAATGAAAAATATAGAGATTCTCTTTTACTAGCTTCCTCTATATCAGTTCTTATCCATTGCTGAAAAATATCATTTTGGATAACTTCATAAGATTTTATCAAGAGAGGGTCTGTTAACAACCTCTCAGCATCTTGTCCTTCTTTTATTGCACTTTCTTTATCTGCCATTGTTTTCTCCTATTTGGTTGATTCTATCCACAAACTCTGTGGTTATAGTTTTTCTCCCAGCGAGATACCCATGAATATCATTCTTAGAGATTGATGTTTTCAAGTGTAACTCATTTACTGAAATGCGATATTTCAACATTAGTTGTTGTAATTCTGTATTTGTAAGTTCTGATTTTTCAGTTAATCTAGCCAATTATTTTTTCTTCTTTTTCTTTTTAGGAAAACCAGCTTTCATATTTGCATATGCTTTATCTGATATTGTAGAGTTCTTTTTACTTCTACTTGTTCCTGCTTTTTTCCTTTTGTTAATATTTCTGTATAAGCTCATTTTCCTACCTTTTTCATTGCTAATGTGTGTGCTTGTGTAAAGGTTTTACCCTTATTCATTTCCTTACGCATAAAAGCCATATGCTTTGCAGTATGATGTTTTTTATGTTTTGCAAGAGTTGCTCTTTGTAGTTTAGTTAACATTTACCTTTTTTCTTTTTGCCTTTTTTTGGTTTTTTCATTCCGTACATTATAATAACCTCAATAAGTTTGTGAATTTATCTGTTGCTAATACAAAAATAACTATAGCTCCATAAGCTATATACTTAAATCTAAAGACTTCTATTTTTACATCTCTCATATCTTTTTCAATATGTTGTAGATGGTTATTTTTAATATCATAGATATCTTTTTTAATAAGTTCTATTTCTGTATTTAACTCGTTTAAATCTTTCATGCTAGTGGCAACTTCTTTCTTTTAGGGTAAGTATTTAAAGCTATTGCTACCGATTGTTTTTGTGGCTTCCCTTCTTTTCTTAACATCTTAATCTTCTTAGAAACTAATTTGTTTCTCTCAATTCTTCCATGACCTGAGTATTTAGGGTATGACATTAGCTTGGCCCTATTCCAACAGGTCTATTTTGCATAGCTTCTAGTGCAAGTTCTTGTTCGTTTAAGTCAAGTTGTGATTTTTTAATCTGTAATTCTTGTTGCTTAAGAGCAAGATTGATTGCTGCTTCTTCTTGTTTTAATTTAAGTTCTTGTGCTTTTAACTGCGTATCGATCTCTAACTCTTGAGCTTGTAATTGTAGTTTTTGTAATTCAACTTGTGCTTTTCTTTGTTCAACCTTTTCTTCTAAAGTA